CTTAATTGACCTGGAAGGTCAACATCAGTCACGTCGTCGTCTTCGCTCCATCCAGAAGAACGTAAAGCATCAGCAAGACGCATATAACTTTGAATTACGTCTTGATGAGGAAAAACAGACGTTAGTAAGTCCCTACCCTCTCGGCATGTCATGGCGTAAGCAGCAAGTCGGACGAGATGCTCACCAGGAACACGCTTCTTGTGCCTTTCAGGGTACACCATCCGTTGAAGAAGTTCCTTCGTGGGACGATGGGGTTGACTGTGAACCCACCAATGTCCTAAGAAGTGAGTACGATTTACATCGAACTGCACCTCAACGCGAGACGTGTCAGTGATAGTGGATTTCTCCACGCTCAAGACGAACCCCAGATCAGACGCCGCTGAAGCAAGCTGCCCAAGTTCGAGCCGCGAGTTCGAACCAATGATGACGTCGTCACCCATCACCAATACGCGGTCGTGATTCAAGCTGTGACCAGTAATCTTCTCCCACATGTAAGAAACAAGGATAAGATTCACCACCGAATCAATAATGCTCGTAAAAGCGCTACCGCTCGGAACACCACGGTGTTTCTGGTACACGTGCCCATCTGGAGCAATAATGCGCGAGTGGATGAAGTCGTTGACGTACCTTCTCCAAACACCTAGCTCCTTGTCGTCAAGATCAAGGTGCGTCCGTACCACGCGGAAAGCATCATCAATCATGCGAGCTGGAACTGTTGAGTCAAATTTCGAGAAGTCTAAAGAATAGACGTATCGGAATCGCGACTCGATTTCTGAGATGATCGCACCTTGTTCGTGTCCTCTGAGACCCCAGACGAACGGTCGTCTCCGAGAAAGTGCTTCCATGACCCGTTTGCTGTAACGCGTCCCCACAATAGTCGTAGGAAGCGGCGCCATCCAAACCAACCGAGTCTTTGGACCAGAAGTACCAGGCTGAACCCGACGGCCAAACACATAGGGATCAAAGCCCCTAGCGTTGTCAATAATCCGTTGAGCAAGTCGTGCCCCGGCATCCATGACCAACTCATTACGAGCGAACAAAGGAGCCCCAGCATAAGAAGTAGGTTGGATGTAACTCTCCACCACTTCAGTGACTGAAAGAGGGAGTCGCCCTCGCGTTTTAGTACCTG